ACCCCCAGTTTGCGCCGGTATCCAGCACCGTCTGAGACAGCCCAGTCGTCGCGCTACCAGTGAACGTCTTCAGCGCAGCGTTACCGCCAATCGCGCCACGAGCCCCGTTAGTACGAGTGCCAATAGCCGTATCAGCCTGAATAGAATAGAGCTGATCCGGGTCGTCGTTAACGCGAATCCACACATCGGAGTATCCGGAGGTGATTGCGCCTGAAGGCAGATACTGCGCATACAGCGGCTGCTTGGTATCCGGCGAGACATAACGCACGCCAACGCACACGCCGATCGCGGTATTCGTGGTCGTCGGAGTAGCCGCACGAGGTGTAACCACCCCGTCGGTGTTGATGTACATAACAGCGCCGGTGTAATACGCGGCAGCGACGTTGCTCGGAAGATAAAACTCCCGAATCGTGCCACCGTTGAAGGACTGACCACCGATCAGATTGATCGGCTTCAGCCCATAAGGGGAAGCTACATTAGCCATTGAAGACTCCTAAAATTATTTAGCTAGACCTTTCCCAAACGTAACCTGCGTCTTCTTGTCTTTGAAGAGCGGCATACGCGGGTCATTCTCACGCATAAAGTTATTATCGACAGCCTGCATTTCTGCTTCAGTCTTGTCCCGATAATACGCAGTACGCTGATTAGCAAATTCTTCCGGCATTTTGCACAAAAGCAGTCCGCCGGTTTCGATACCATCCTTAAACCGACTGTTTGGGTCGGCCATAGTGAACGCCTCAGGATGGTCTGAGGCTTTGACGGGTTCCCAACCTTCTCGAAATTTGGACGAGACGTTGTTTACGTCAGGGGTGCCCATAGTGCTGACACGAACGTAACGGTACGCATACCCCTCTTCGTGGTTGATTTCCGGGAGGATACTCGGCGGAGCCCAGCTTTTTGGACGGGCTGCTGTTTCGCGCGTATCCGCTTCGCGGCTGTTACGGTTTTCAGACATTTGCGTTCCCCATTTCTAGTTTAAGTAGCTCACGGGCGTATTGCTCGGGAGTCAAATTAAGACGTTTAGCCAAACTCACTTGTGAAGCGGTCAACGTCACCTTTTTAGGCCCGGTCGTTCGTCGCGCAGAAGCCACCACTGTCGCGGGTCGCTTTCTGTCCGCCTTGAACTTTTCAGGGAATCTAGACCGTATCTCTTTGTCGATACTGTCATAATATTCGTCTGAGGTCGGGTCTACGCCGTTACCTACCAATTCTTCGTGAAGTCCAAACGCAAAACTCGTCATTACACGATCTTCCCCAAACCATTTATTCCGTTCTTGCCACGAAAGAGCTTTGGGATCGGGTTGCGGGGCTTGCTGGGGTTCAGCCTGCGCTGACCACTGCCCTGCGTCTATATTATGTACAGAGAAATCTGGTGCTTGTAAAGACTCCTGATAATCATATACAGGGGTATAGTTTTCAGCATTCCGAAGATTAATCTTCGCCGCCATGAGTTTTTCTTGGGCGTCGGCGACTTTATCGGCGTCCCCAGACTCATAAGCCTCCTTGAATTCACGCTTGGCGAGTTCAAGTTCCCGCGAAAAAGACTGCTTCGCGGTACCAATATAAACCTTCTCACCGTCCCCAAGGGTCTTCTTAAGTGTTTGATTTTCATAGGCAAGTCGCTGCGCAATCTTAACCGCTTCGTCCCTTTCACGGGCAGCGGACTCCTTGGCGCGGCGCTCATCATGCCAAACTTTCTTAAGCTGTTTGGCTTTTTCCTTGGAGAATTCGTCAAGCTCATCTACTTCCAGCTTATCGACGATTTCCTTGGGCATAGGCTCTCGGCCTCGGTCCTCTTCAGGAGTATCGTCCTCGATTTCAATCTCAAGGCTGTCCTCATTTTCGGTTGCGGACAGATCTTTATCTTCTGCGTTTTGTAGCGTACTCATAATTCCAGCTCCTGTTATCGACCGCGTTCAATGCCGCGAGGATCTTCGACCACACCCTCTACGGAGTCGTCATTAATCAATCGGAAAGACCGGCCATGAATATTCAACCGCGTCCCGGTGTGCGGGCGCACAATGATGAAATCCCCTTCCTTGCAGTACGGACCCGTGGGAAACCGTGATTCATCTTTGTAGCAATCCGGCCCCATCTTCACGACAAAAAGCACCGTTGCCAGCAACTCTTCATCCTTTATGGTCCTCTCCGCCTTGAGCAGCCCGCTGTCAAACTTGGCTTCAATCTCCGGAAGCGCACAAAGGATCCTGTACCCCTTGGGCTCTGGAAGTTGCTTCGCCTTCTGAGCTTCAGTCAAAAGCGGTTCATCTTCGAGGGTTTGTGCCTCTACTACTGCATTCATTAATATTCCTCCATTGTTCTCTTAAGATCTTCTATATAGGTTTTAACACTCAACAATCCATTCATAACTCCACAGATATATCTGTAATCTGCGTAGTCTTTGGCAACCCCTGAAGCCAAATCCTCTTTTACATCTTCATAACGCTCTTTAATTTTATCTAACATTAAATCCAAAACATCCATTATTCAGTACCTTTGTTTTTATTTGGCGTTTGTGACGCTTGCGCGGGCTGTAGAAGCTGCTGGATCGCTTGTCGTTGTTGTGCAATTTCCTGCGCTTCCCTATCTTCCTGCTTCAGCCCCATTTGTATCGCTAACTTGGTGCCTTCAATAAGCTGCTTGATGGACCGGTCTTTGTCCTTATTCTGGGATTCCTCATCAATCCGCCCGGCCTCTAGCACCAACTTCGACCTCTCCATCTCAAGCCGCTGCTTATCCAACTCCAGCGCCGCCATCTCCTTTTGGGCTTTCATATCCAGCTCTTGCTTCCGCAAATTCAACTCTTCCCTCTGAATGATGTTCAGCGGGTCTTGAGCCTCTTCCTGCTGTTGCTGTTGCTGTACTTCAGCCTGATTCTTCTGCTGGAGTTGCTTGGCCGCTTCGGCGGTGAGCTTGGAAATCTGGACTTCAAGTTCTTCCGGCAGTTTCTCGTCTTCCGGAGGCAACGCCGTACCCAACTGTTCCTCGATCTGCTTGCGGTACAGAAATGCCACGTGCTCGGCAACATGCGCCGCACCCGCCGCCATCATGTTCTGCGCGTTGGGGTTCTGCTGCATAATCTGTTGGATCTTGGGGTCTTGTGCCATGGACATGTGTACCGCGATATGCGCTTCGTGATCCTGATACAAGAATGCCTTAACCGGTTTACCCGTAAGAAGCGCCATGTTTTCGGACACAGGATCCATAGGCTTTGCGTCGTCTTCGTTCGGCAGAACCTTGTTGAGGTTCTTGACGCCCAACGTCTCCAACATCTGCCGATGCAGCTCCTTCATGTCGTACATCTGCGGGGCCGTCTGGGCCAACTGCATCACCGCCTGATACTGCACAACCTTCTGGGCCATGGTGCTGGAGTTCGGATCTGACACGGGGATAACTTCCACCATGTCGTAGTCCTTCTGCTTGGCCTTGCGCCCACCGGTATCCGGCTCGTAGGCGTACTCTTTAGGCGCAAAATCCCGGATGATCGACGCCAATACCCGAAATTCACGCTTCATCGCGTAATGCACCCGCGCTTGGACGGATGTCATTACCTTCAACGTACGCTCCAGAATAGCCAGCGTGGTCCCAACGGGAGACTGCGAGGACATATCTGCGACTTTGAGGTCTGAAGTGGACGCGAACTTGCGCCCTTCTTCCACGATAGTCCCCAGCAACTGATACAACACCTGCGACGGCTCCTTGTATGGCAGCGTCATGATGTTGTCTTTGATTGTTCCGGACGCTACGTCCACATCTCGGAACTCGCCGGGGGAGATCGGCGTATCATCTCCCTTGATCCGCATACCCCTTGTCTTGAAGCCCCCGGGGAGGTTGGAGAGGGTGCCTGCATCGACTAGCTGTCGGATCAATGACGTACCGGACTTAGCAAAACTCCCCAACAAATGCACCAGACCAAAGGCATAGAACCCAAAGCCCGGGATGTAGGGGTAATGTACAAAGTGCTCGCGCTTTATTTTTTTCTCGTCTTCAGGAGCCCAGTTGCGATAAATAGAGAGAATAGTCTCAGTGGTTTTCTCTATGGTCACGACATACGGAAGGGCAATCCCCTCCTCTGACTCTTCCTTGGCCTCGTCGTCATCCTCCTCATACTCCGACAGGTCCAAGTTGACGTGCATCTCTAGAATTTTAAATCGATCATCGGAAGTTGCACTGAAGCCCATATTTTCCGCAATCTTCTTCTCAACTTCATCCAAGTCACCTTTGCGTGGCTCACCCAGATCAACGTCAAGATAGAAGCCCGCAGCCTGAAGTTTGCGAATTTCATTCTTCGATTTCCTCATCACGTGGGTAATGCGTTCCGCCGTCTCAAGGTTAGACGCGCCGTAAGGCACAACTAAGTCTTCGGCAGGCACGTAAAGTGCCGTCGGGCGATCCAGCGACGGGTCGTAATACACCTTCTTGAACGCATTCCCGCTGAGACCCAACCCCCACAACAGCCGCTCATGCTCCGGGCGATACTCAGTCATCACCTCAGTAAGTTGGAAATTCATGTCGTCTCGGACGTTCTCGGCGGCGCGAATCTTTTCAGGGCTCTCTTTCCCGATAATCTTCGTCTTAACCGGTCCCATTGCAGGGAACGTCTCCATGATAGTCTCGGCTTGGAACTTAACGAGCGCCTCAGAAAGCAACGGGTGGAACACGCCACATGCGCCTGCCCATGGCTCCATGCGCTTCTCGATCTTCAACCCCAATAGTTCCATGCCGTCGATGTAGGTCTGGAGCCAATCCTTACGAGAGGACAGGTCTCCTTCAAAATCTTCAATCAGGTCAGAGGCAAGAGAAGCCAGCACGGACTCCGGCATGTCTTCCGCCAAATTCTCAAAAAACTCGCTGTCCTTATCTTCATCCTCAATCTTTGGAACCCCCAGAAGCTCATCCATATCAAATTCGATTTCAGATTCCTCCTCAACCTCCTCGTCAGGCAGGGTGCTTCCGTCGTCTACGATTTCTACTTCGATTTCCGGCATCTCGTTTTCGTCAAGCTCAGCCATGGATTCTTCCTCTTAGTAATACGGTTTGCGATTCTGGTTTCTGTATTTCCAGTGCAGGTCCTCGTCCGGCTCGTCAAGCACAGACCGTACGTAACCTCCCTGCCTGAACCGCGCTAACGCCATGGAAACGGAGTCCACATAATCGTCGTGCTCCCCCGCAGGAAATGAAGCCACTTCTTCCACAACCTCTTCCGCCCAGCGGGTTTCCGGCGTCCAAACTCTACCAGAAGCAAAGATGTCAGAAACTGCATTTAATCGAGAAATCTTGTCGTTACCCTTGGTTGGCGTGAACTCCTGCACGGGGATCCCCATGGACCGCAGCTCGTAAATCAGCGGGGCTCCACTCGCTTTTTTCTCAATAATCACGCCGTCCGGTTGCCACTCCTTATATTGGTCTAATACCAACCGTTTTAACTCAGGAAACTCTAACCGGTCACGGAACGCATTAAGCAAAATGATATTCGCTTGGGGGCGGCCTTTTTCCTCTTTGGGAAGTTCCGGGTCACTACCGTCGTCATTTCTATAAAACACACCCCATATAGTACACGCAGAATAGTCCGCGCGGTTGTGTTTTTCAAATGCTGTATCCCAAGACATCAGAATAAATTCGCAAGGCGGTGGGTCTTCTTTTTCCCATAATTGCCACCACTCTCTTTTGATAATGGCGCTGGCGTCGGAAGTCGGGTCCTGCATGTACTGGGCAGACCACTTTGGGAACGGCAGTTCGTTCCGCAGGACTTCCAGCTCGTCGAGCGGCCAAAACTCTGGCCAGAGGGGGTTCCCCGAAGGTAAAATGGCAGGGAAGTCGATCACTTCCCACTCCTCCCCGTCCCGCAATGCGGCAGCCTTCAGGACTTGCGCAGTCAAGTCCCGCTTAGACCACCGAGTCATCACTATTACAATCGCGCCTCCGGGTTGAAGTCGCTGTCTCGGCCCGGAGGTGTACCACTCATAGGTCTTGTCGTAGACCTCGGGGTTCGATTCGGCAATCGTGGCCTCTTGTTCTGAGTGTGGGTCGTCAATAATGAGCAAATCCGCACCTTTTCCTGTTACCGCACCGCCGACGCCGATAGCGAAATAATCACCTCCCTTAGACGTGTTCCACCTACCGGCAGCTTTCGAGTCCACTTGGAGCACAGTGTTAGGGAATATTTCTCGATATTTGTCTTCGTCAACCAAATTTCGGACTTTTCTACCAAAATTGACCGCCAATTCGGCGGTATGGGAGGTCTGGATGACCTTTTTCTCGGGAAATTTACCCAAAAACCACGCCGGAAGAAGGTAGGAGGCGAATTCCGACTTCGTATGCCGGGGCGGCATATTAATGATGAGTCGTTTCACCTCTCCGCGTGCCACTCGCTCGAACGCACGGGCCATCTTTGCGTGGTGCCTGCCTGAAATGAACTCAGGCCACATGGCTTTTACGAAAACTATGAAATCATCGTGGGCTTTTTGTTTAGCTAAAGCTTTTTCGTAACGTTCTAAGTCAATAAGAATGTCACGTTTATCTGTTTCGGAGAGGGACGAAAGGTTATTGAGCAGGGCTTGGACCTCTGCTGCGGTTAAATTAAGCTCAGCGTTCAAGACTTTATTCTTCGTCTTCAACATCTTCGTTGTCTTCTACCTCTTCTTCCTCTTCATACTCTTCGTATTCTTCTTCCTCTAACTCCTCGTCGTCTTCAACGAGTTCCGCTTCCTCGATCTGTATATTCTCGCGTCCTAGCAGGCGATTGAGTTTCTCTTTAATAGCGTGTTCGATCTGCGCCGGCGAGGTCGTCGTAATATTGATTTCGCTCTTCTCCACAAACAGACCCACATCCGAGATTTTTCCTAGCAACTCAAGTGCACGCAGCTCGTCCTTGGTATTCCCACAGCCGGAAATCTCTACTAGGCGGTTCGTGATGTAGGTCCGGAGCTGGAAAACGTCTTTCACG